CACCCCCTAAAAACTAAATATCACTTACTGTAAATACAGAATGTCTAACATTGTAGTTGGCGTTCAAAGTGTCAGCCGAACACTCAGTACCAGACTGGCTGCTCCTAATGATCTGGATGGTTTTGCTAGGGGTTTAACTGAGAGTTACATTCCAAAAAATCAAAATGATTACGCCACTTATCGCAGATACATGCATGACATTTTGTGTCTGGCTCTAGTGGAAATTGGTGTCTACCATGATGAAGAACTTACTCTCGGAAAGCTGGGAATCAGTGTCAATGACAGAAGATTAAACATGCAAAAGCCTGATCTGTTTACCAGAGAGTTGACCAACATAGAGGTTGGAGAGGTAACTCTTTCTTACAATGCTGCTGCTGAATCAGATAGAAAGAGAATTATTTACAAGGATTTCCTAGAAACTATCTCTGTCAGACTCAAGATTCAGGTGAATTTTAATGTCATCTCAGTAGACCTTGCTGACCCAGAATGGGAAGAAAGTCTGCCCAGATTGCCTGCAATCCACAGCAAGATGCTTAGATCATTTGTTGACAACTTGAGGTACATTCATGCCCATCGGAACTATTCAAGTCATAGAAAGGACTTATCTGATTTTTATGCATTGGACAAGTTTAGGTTTGAACTTTCTGATGACATTGGTGAAATCATGTCAAAGGCAACAGGTAGCAAGATGTCAACAAAGGAAGTCATTGAAAGGCTAGAAACTAAGGGTCACGAAAATTTATCAGATGAAGAATACCTTTCTATGCTAGCTAAAGGCATCCTGACTGGTCCTCTCTACAAGAGGCCAACACCACATCCAGAGCCTCAATTAAGTGATGAACTCAGTAAAGCTTGGTATGGGTTTTGTGGTCAGAAGAAAAACACAGACAAGCTTCCAAGGGTGTTACAGCTAGGTGCTCCTTTGGAGATGGTTGAAGTTGCTTATAGTTTTGATGATGTGGTTAAACAGTTGAGGGAAACAAATCGGACAGGTGGTTATCTTGACATGGTTAAGGCTTTCCTGTCAAAGTCAGAACCAGAAGAAGGTCATATAGTCCATTTATCACTATCAGACTCACAATTAGAGAAAGAACAGATGGAAGGTCCTGGTCGCAAAGCATACTTAAGAAAGCATGGACTAAAGCAAGATAGAAAACCACCTACCCACATTGGCATATCCAGTGAACATGAGACAATATTAGATGAACTAGTGCAACAAGTAGAGGAATTAACTGTAAGATGCACCTTACAAGATCTTCACCAACCTGCCCTCAGCTCAATTGGCTCTTCTATGTGCAATGTCCTGGAGCAGATAGTTGAGTCTCACCATTCTAGCCCATTTTCAGGAATTGCCAAATTTTATCAAAGAATCTCTCAGGAGATTGTCATAAATAGCATGAGGCGTCGGAAAAACAGACAATATGTTCTGTGCTCAAGTGGGTTCAAGGACATTTTTGTCCTCGTAGCTCCGGGCCCACAATTGAGAACAGAATCTAACACTGAATTTGTTAAGATTATCTCATTTTGTCGACCTGTCACACATGTACTGTCAGCTCCTTGGCTTAACACAGGTGATCACTGGGAATCAGAGTGGCTTTCTGTAGACACTGACAGGTTGAAACATTGGTCACGGAGTTTTGATAGAACACTAGTTGGTTCAGTAGCGTGTAGTGAAAGGTTAGTGGAGTTGGACAAAACAATTGTTAAAGCCTGTAAAGAGGAGATTAAGCATGGGAACTATCAACTAATGGTTTTGACCTACTTAGAAGATAAACAGTTAACATCCCTAACTAATCAAACCCTTAGGTATTTATGGATGAAAGCCTTAGGTGACAAGCAATTCTCAGGCATAATGTCTAAATTCCCTTCTCGAGTAGGTTCTGTTATCCAGTCCGTGATGCTGCAGAGAGCTGTAAAGACTACTATGAACCTAACAAGGAGCAATCTGTCAGATTTTTTAAGGGTCCCAAGATTCAGACAAGATGAGCAAACTGGTAGTTATGATGAAACAACAACTGGAGTGGTAGGCAAATTACCAAGGCTGTTTACAAAAGGAGACATGGTGCCACTATCTTACAACTTAAATGAGATCTATTGGTGCATGATGTACAACAAAGATAGACAGAACCCTGCACAAGATGCATTAAGCATCTTGAACAAGGTTTTGAAGGAAGAACAAAAATATGAGAAAGAGATTGAGAGTAGGTTAACAGAAGAAGATAAGAAGGATTACACGTTTGGGAACACAACCCTGGAGCAGGATTTAACTCATATACACTCAAAGAACCCAGAGAGTCACTTTTATAGTAGGAAGGCAGTTCAGGTTGGCGTTAGGCTACAAACTATACATGAAGACAATGTTGCAGCTGATTATAGCTGGTTGACGCCAGCAAAATTGAATGCTATTCTTAGCAAAAACCTTTCTGAATATGCAACATTTAAAGCCTCCGTGAAGGATCTGTGTAAAAGAGTGGACGTGAATGATCTTAAAGATATTGAGAATGTTGGAAAGAGAACAAAGGCTGTTGAGTTGGTTGCAGAATTAGTTTCCAATGAAAATATGACTCAGGCGTTTGAGGTTGCAATGCAATTTTCAGGAGACAACAATAAAGCCTTTGATGTGATGATTCAGATTTTTAAAAAAGGTCAGATAGGAGGGGTTCGGGAAATTATGATTCTCTTCATAAAAGCTCGAGTTTTATTTAACATTGTAGAAGAATTATGCAGGCTACTTTCAAAGTCTGATAAAAGAGAAATTTTAACAAAGGGTAAAGATAAGAGACTGATGATGAGAGGAGATTATGAAGAAGTCATAGCCCAGTTCCCCAAGGGAACACCAGTTCAGATGATAAAGAATTCTTATGACATGACAACATGGGCACAAAAATTTATCCCTACTATCTTCTGCACAATATATCCAGAAATGCTTGAAGACTATCCTGATCTAAAGAATTTAGCTTATTTCATATTTTTAAAACACACTAATAAAATGATAGAGTATCCACGGAAATTAGTGGAAATGTGGTCTAAGCACAAGCTAGAAAAACATTCAGAACCATGGCTGCAAGCCGCTAAAGAAAAGTTCTTAAATGATGGAGTTCCGTATTTTATTAACCACTCAAACATGTGTCAAGGCATCCCTCATTACAACTCAACTGTTCTAGCTCTTTCTTGCCAGAGTTTAAGAGATGCCTTATTCAGAGAATGCTTGTCACAGCTAGACCAAGATTGCTTGATAAGATGGAAAACAAGAGTTGGTTCAGATGATAAGGGTGACATGATTGGTGTAGACATGAGCAATAAAAATGCTTACAAGCAGTACCTCCTTTTTGAACAATGTGCACACGCTTCAGAGAGACTTCATTCTATGGAATTGTCAGTCAAATCAGCTTCAGGGAACATACTTTATGAACTTAACTCCGCCTTTATGGCCAATCTAGAGACTCTCTCTCCCACAATCAAGTTTGCAATTGCTTCATGTGATATGATACAGACTTCATCTTGTGCAACTTTTGTGAATGAGTCTTATGGTAGGGTCAGGCAGTTAAGAGAAAACGGTGGTTCTTCGGTCCTATGTGGATTGGCTCATATGGTCAATTCTGACCATTTTTATACAATCTTCAGGACTGGCACAGGAATGACAAATGATGTCTCTTCTATCTTTGGCGTTGAAAAGGCAAAAATTCCATACGACTTTGGAGTGTACCCTTTCTATGATATTGATTTACAGGACATAGTTGGACCAGAATACCATAATTACTGTGTGATGACAGACAGAAATGTACCAATTGAAATTAAGCAGTTGCTATACACTCCATTATCAAAAGAGGATATCGGGGAGGCATTTCCCAATCCTGATGAGGGCGTTCTGATGAAGAAAGATCATTTTGGTATAAAACAAGGCTTAATAAAGCAGCTGGTTTCTATGAGGAGAAGGCTATCTATTGTGCCAGATGAAGTTGATAAATTCTTCTCTGAGAATCCATTTTTAATGGTGCGTGGACCTGAAACAAAAGAAGAAACTATTAAGTCCATACATTCTAAACTTCTGACAAAGGGAGCAGCTGAAGCCTTAAGGAGAACATCTCCAGCTATCTACTTAGGTCGACTAGCAGCTTTTGAAAGCTCAAAAGCATGGAGAATTAGAAGACCCAATGGAACTCAACTTGTTGATATTGAGGAAGGTGTTTCAACAGAATTAGAAGATGATATACCATCTACTTACCGTGATTTTATCCTTTGGGGTCTTGAGAAAGCAAAATCACAGAATTTCCCTGTCGGCAAGATGATGAATGTAATTTTCCCACAGGCAAATTCATTTGAGGTGATCAGGCAGTTTGTTGGCAAGTTTGGTCTAAAAAGAGAATCAGCTAAAAAATATTCACAGGCAGTTCGCACCTGGGTTGTTAATAACTATAATTACAACTTTAATAATTCACTTAAAACCATACTTGAAACCTCCTTTGGATTGTCACAGCTATCCAGCAGAGAAGATGTGAATGAGTTTAGAAAGCTCCTAAACTTTGATTTAAATAGTTATGATGGCTTCATTTCAGAATGTAAGGAGAAAAATTTAAGGCCCTTAGACATCTTCTTTTACATGACAAAGATCTACAAGGCAACAAAAAGTTCTAAAGTCCAAGCTTTTGCTAATGGACCATCAACTAGTTCCTTAAACACAACTATCATCTCCATAAAGCGCTTTAGTCACCTACCGCACACAGAAATGGTGATGGATGTTGGATTGGATCCAGAGAATTTCCTAGAAACTAACAGGCAAGATATAAAACTAGAAACACTAAAGTTTTGCTGCAATTTGCTTTTAATGGAACGCCAAGGAACATTAAGTGGGACAGGTGATATTCTGTCGGAAAGTAAAATAGGAGGAGTTTCAATGAAGGAATGGTGTGAAACCACAGTTAGGTCTTTCAGAACGATTGCTGGGTTTGATTTCCAGACAAAGAAAGTTGCCGTCTTTGTTGCCTCACAAGTTTTGAGCAGGTCTGAATTTAAGGAAAAACTCATGATTTGGAACAATCTCAATTTCACTTATATTAAGAGGCAAAAGAAGGTGATTTCTGGCAATGGCAATGTTAGCTGGGATGGTGACTTAAAAATGCTAGTCAATTCTGGGAAAAACACCTTTGTCTTAAACATTGTTAATGATGTTCATTTTTTGACTTGTAAGAGGATTGATGATCCTGAAACATTGCTACAAACCATGGGTGAACTATGCAGGATGCTGGGACTCGAGACACGGGCATTCTTCACCAAGAAAGCTATTAAACCTGGGTTTTACTACTTATCAGAGAATTCAAAATCACTGCTGAGATCCTCCAGTCGCGGACCTGAATACAATTGTTTGAACTTGCTTGAACAGAAAAAGTTTAGCTATGTTAAGCTACAAGATTTTGATAACTTTAGAATCATAACAACAATAGATTCAAAAACTCAGGCTGTCTCTGTCTGCTTAGAAGAAAATAATGAAAGGAGTGCCACTTTGTGTCACTTTCCAGGGAATTTCTATCCAGCTAGTTCACCTAAGAGCTTAATTGTGTCAGATGAGTTTTGGTTTAAGGGGCTTAGACTTAACACCTTGCTAAGAAATCCAGACTGGTTTTATAACTATAGGTTGCCATCATTGACAGACAGTGACACCCTGAGCTTCTTTCAAAATGATGTCAAATTTGACTCAGTATTGTCACAAACTACAGAAGAAAAAGGAAGGATCTTGGAATATCTGCAAGTGATGGATGAAATTGACGAAGAAGTTTTCAATTTAAATAAAGGTGGTTCTGTAATGCAAGGAAACTTTGTTGTCACTGACCTTGATTTTGACTCTGATGTTGAAAATGTTGAAGATTTATTTAGAGACGCAATGACAGACATTAAAAGAGAAGGTGCTTTTGAATTTGAGCCCTTGGCACCAGAAAGATTTGATTGGTCAGAAGAAGTTGAAGAAAATCCTGATAACGAAGGCTTGCCACCAATGATGGAAGAGGATGGGATTAGGTTTGTCAGATCAATGGGATATAAGAGAAGAGCACGCAGGGCCAACATGCATGTCATCAATCAAATGCAATTGGGTCATATTTTAAAAGAGAGAGTCTTGAACATGTTCTTTAAAAATGCTACAATAACTTCTGAGGATCGAAGAATACTACCCAACTACTACATTTGGATCAACAATAACATAACGTCTGTAGGTACCGGTTTAGCCAAAGAGTTGCAAAGAGTTATCTTGACAGAGCTGCACATCCATATGGGTGCCACCATCTCTGAGTTAAAATCAACACTTGATAGAGCTAATTCTAGCTTAGCTTCAGCTCCACCAAAATTAATGAACTACACACAGGGGCAACTGACTGACTTATATACACAACTGTCACAAAATGTGGGTTACTCTCCAGATTTATATGAAGAGAGTGAGGGTTCTGAGCAAGAATATTAGTCACGAAGAAAATTCTAGTGTGTTTAGTATGATGTTTACGTTTTTCA